CTGTATGTATGACTTGGAGTGGTACTTGACGTGGTTGTATTACCTGTGCCATCACCCCAATTGATTACATACTGGTTAGCATTACCGACAGCAGTGATTGTAAGCTGTACGGTTAGACCAGCACCACCAGATGTTTGGTCGGCAACAAAGGAAACTGATTTGACGAAGGTATCGTTCCGAACGTTTTCGATGACTTCGTTTAGAATATCAATAGCATCTGTAGCTTTAGTTTCTGAGGTAAAACTTTGATATGCACCATCTGTGGTTAAACTCCCATCAGTTGGAGTCCCTAGAGGAAGTTCCATACCAGTGTTAGCACCGCCACCAGCAGCACCTAATTCGTCATAACGAGCAAGACGAATACCACCATTCGATGACCCGTCATGTACACGAATCGTCGTATGAGTAGTATCCATTGTGACTTCACCAAGGGCACCAGCAAACGTCGAATGCTGATTTGCCGTGCCTCTTCGTAATTTCATTTGTGTTGCCATAGCCTAAACTCTTTTTCTTTTTTATTTTATATATTTATAAAGATGAATTATACGTTACGCCCACTGAGATCACCAAAGTCTCTTGTTTCTTCAACGCTATCGGTTAGACTTCCAAAGTCGTTTGTAATGAAACCATTATCAATTTGAGGGACAGCAAGTATCATTAGTTTATTATTACTGTAAGAGAGTTGAATATTACTACCACCTATAATACCATTCAAAATACCTTCATTTGTAATTCTCGTATTCGTGTTGGCAATGAATGCCTGTAAGTAAGTATTTGATACACCACCTGCACCAGCAATCACATTATCAATACGAGTGTTAGTATTTGCTAACTGACTTGCGATGTATTGATTTGTGTTGGCTACAAATGATTGGAACTGAGCATTTGATACATCGCCAGTACCACCGCCACCTCCACTGCTTTCTAATGTGACGACTCGTGAGGTTAGATTTGCGAAACGAGCATTAGTGTTAGCGAGTGCTGCACGTTCCGTAGACTGAACAGAAGCAATATAGGCATTAGTGTTAGCGAGTGCTGCTCTCTCAGTCTGTTGTACACTAGTAATGAAAGCGTTTGTGTTTGATAAGAAACTAGCATCATTTGCTAATGCCTGTGATAGTTCTTGTAGTGTATCAAGTGTTGAGTGTGCATTACCAATGAGGTTATCAAAGCGTTGATTTGTATTTGAAACAAAAGATTGGAACTGACTATTGGTTACAAGTGCTTCTTTTAATAAATCAGATGCTGTATTACCATCACCCTCTTCATTTTGAAAACCTAATATCAGTTTTACACTGCTACCGTTTGAAGTTGCTGACGTGCTTAATGATGTATTGCCCATGAAGATAGTATTACTGGATAAGAAAATACTACCAAAACGTCTTTGATTAGAACCAATATTGAATGTGTTGTTAGCAGCAGGAATAATGTGCTGTGTCTGTATCGTTGTGGTAAAGTTATTACCATAGAAGTCACGAGATACGAACTTGTTCTGTGTTGAATCGTATACTAAAGTTTTGTTATTTGCTACTGTAAAGTCAACGTCGTCCAAACCGAGAAGACGCACTTCACCACCACCACTACTGCCACCACCGTTAAGTGCTGCCATAGCAAGTCGTGTGACTTGTGCGCTAATCTGCTGCTTGAAACCTGAGAGATCTTCCTTTAGTTTATCCTCTAAAGGTTTTAGATCAGAAGGTCTACCATCACGCCCCGCTGGACCAACTGGACCTGCTGGTCCTTGTGCTCCGGTTTCACCTCTTGGTCCGATAAGACCACGATCTCCCCGTTTGCCCTGCGGTCCTTGTTCACCTCTTTCACCGGCTGGACCTTGTATACCTGCTGGACCCTGTTGACCATCATTACCTTTTGGACCTCTCTCGCCTTGCTCAACAATAATAAGTTTGGGCTTCTCGCCATCTTCAGTTACAAAATTAATCTTTTTCAGAGATTTACGAATTTCACTTTTGGCAAGTTCCAGAGCAGCATTAAGTAACTTTGCTTTCTCTAGTTCGTTCATCTAATTTATTCCTCGTAATCGTCTGTGCCTAGATTTTCTAGTAGATTACTCATTTTCGCAATTAGTTTTCGATCCTCTTCATTCATTTCTACGGGTTCAAAGTTTTCTTCCTGCACGTCTGGTTCGCTATCATCTTCGATACCGTCATCATTCATTGGGCTGTCTTCATCAGACTCTTCTCTTTTAATCTGCTTGTCCATGTCACGAATCTCTTCTTCTGACATTTGTAGCACATTTTTACGAACCCAGTCAAGTGAATAAAACTTACCAATGTACTGTTCGACTTCACCCATAAGACGTAATCGCTCGGTTAAAACTTCAGCATTCTTTAGTTCGGTAAAATAACTGTCGTGTGGGAAATCGTAGTAGAGATTGTCTCTCAACTCTTTCCATTGTTTGCGGTTGATAACCCCCTTGAGAACTAATTGAATCTCAAGGAGGTTATCGAACAAGTGGGTAAATCTAGCACGAAGTCTTTCAATAAACCGTGTAAACTTTAGTTCGTCCCGTGTAACCTCACTTGTTCGTCCGAGGTTGAACTGTCCTTCCGACTCCATTCGTGTGATGGGGACATTCAAAGACTTGTAAAGTTTGCGACGGAAATAATCAACGTCATCCATCTCACCCAAGTTCTGACCACCCGGAAGCGTTGTGATTTCTGTTCCCCTGCCGCCTTCTCTGCGTGGGAGCCAAAAGTCTTCCATCATGGTCATAAATTTACGATCATCACGGACTTCACCGCTAGACGCATCGTATACCAATTTATTCTTATGCTTTGCCATCATGTCAGCAAGGTATTGTTCTGCTTTCATCTTAGGCAAGTTACCAACGTCGATATAGAAGATCCGGCGCTCAGGCGCACGAGACAGTCTGTAAATGACTGTAGCATCTTCAAGTGTGCGAAGTTGGTTTAAAGGTTTGATTGCTTTGTGTAGATAACCCAACACCATTCTGTTTGATGGGTCCACTAATCCACTTGTCACATGACAGATGGAATCTTTAGAAATCTTTACAGCAGTCTGGTTGCTTTGTGCTGTAATACCTTTTGGATGATAGACATAATATTCATTATACCCTTTTTCCATTTTCATATTTGTGCGCTGGTCTGTCTGAGAAAACTTCTCACGCACCTTTTTAATTTTACGAGGGTCAATCTTACGGAGTTCTTTGATCCCATCTCGTGCTTTCTTTTCATCAATCATAATGTGATAATACAAGCGACCATCGATATACCATTGACGGAAAATATCGTGTGCTAAATTATTGAAGTCGAGTAGCTTAGTGATATTACCAAACTCTTCACGAATTCTGTCTTTGAGTGCTTTGGGTTCATCAATGTCATCTAGAACGATATTTACTGGAGACTGATTATCAACGATGATTGCTTCATTGACAATATCTTCGACAGCAGTATCACATTCAGGTTGCATGGACATCTCACGATACCGTGTGACCAATTCGCCCTCTGATTTCGCAGCACCTTCTAAATCTACATAAGTACCATACGAGCCGCCAGCGACGACCTCCATAGCACCATCATCATGTGTGGGTTGAACAAACGATTTAACAGTCTCTTCCTGTTTAATCTCTTCTTTTGTTCTTGAAATTTCAAATCCAAATAGCTTTGCCATTATATCATTCCCTAAAGAGGTTTGTTATTCTATTTATTTATACAAACAAAAAACGGGGACCGAAGCCCCCGTTTCTAAAATTATGTGGTCGTATTAACCGAATAGTGCGTTAGTAACCTGACCAACAACACCTTCACCTGCTTGCCAATAATCGTAAGCAAATGTTACATCGAAAGTTTCGACCGTATCATTTGTACCCCAATCTAGTGCGATTGAAGCGACTGTGATTGGAAAGATACCAACAAAGTTATAGGTACGAATTGGTGCACCCGTTTTACTAAACTGTGTCACAGTGGCACTCGTTTTGTACTGTGCAGTAGTAGCAAGAGCAGGTGATCGTAGGTTACTTTGTAAACCATTGATAGCATTAGACCAACGTTCCATGCCATCACGGATTTGGAAATCTTCATCATTCATGATGGTAACAGTCCAATCAGGAAATGTTCTGTTACCGGCAAGTTTGACTTGACGACCAAAATAGTTGACTGTTGCTTGACCAAGTGTTGCTTCAGGAATCTGAGCAGCCTGCACCATAAATGATGTTTTTTCAGTTGAAGCAAAGTCAACTGGATTATTGATGGTTACCTGAAACAGATTGGGGCGTGCACCACCAAGTGCTAACTGTCCCTGAAACCCTGTGATATTAAATGCCATTTGTTTGACTCCTTATCTTTATATTATTTATATTAAACCTGACCAACAACTTCACTAAAATCGACACCAGTTCTAACTGCGACGAAGTTTAGTTGGATGAAGTTGATTGACCGGGCTGGTTTGATAAAGATGTCACCAATGAACTCGTTACGATCAATGACTTCAGGTGTGTTGTTTGATTCATCACAAACAACTCGGAAATCAGTGATACCACGACGACCCTGAACATCCCGTAGGAATGGCTCAACTAGGTTGACGAAGTTAGCACGAGTGAATTCATCGTTGAACTCAAACAAGGTAAACTTGGAAGCAGTAGAAATTGACTTCTCAAGGACGATGAAGAGTCTGCGGACATTAATTCGGTCAAAGGCGCTTGGTTTGGCAAGAAGTGTCTTATCGCCAAATAGAACTGTACCCTGACCTGGGAATGATACGACTGGGTTGACACCAGCCTTATAAAGAACATCACGCTCTGCTTTATTTGGATTGAAAGCAAGTTTGATAACATTCTTGATATTACCACGGTTGAAACCAGCAGGTGAATACCATGGGTCACGCTGTTGATCCGTGCGAACCATAGTACCGCCTGTATCACCGTTTAGTGGTACATAGCGATATACATCGTTGAATTTATCGTATTGATACTTCCAACCACTATCCATTACACCGTATGAAGATGATGGGAGAGTGTTACGATATGCTAC